GGGGCTTTTTGGCTTCCACCTCAGGCGTGAATGCACTTACTCGCTCTTCGGCCTGCTTTGCGCCAGCCAATGTCGACCTGATTGTTTCGCCGCCCGAAGTGACGTCCATCTGAATCGACACGTTGTTGCGTTCCATGCCCAACAGCCGCGACCTGCGGTCCATGATCGACAGAACGCGGTCAACAGCCTTGAGGTCGGGTTCGAGCATGATTTCGGAGCCGTCGTCGGCGGTTTGCTTGCGATGTTGCGTCTGCGGCCAAATGTTCTGCTGCAACGAATCGAGGCGCTCCAACTCCATGCGCAAAACCTCCGGATACGCGAGCATCGCCTCCCCGTTGAGTTTCTCGAGTTGCCTGCGAATCGCCGATCCGACAGCGCCGGTCGTCATGCTGAAACGACGAGCTATCTCTTGATGAGGGACACCTGCTTGTCGCAGCTTGAAGATGCGCAGGTCGCGTTCCGCCAGGAACTCACGGGTGAGCGATTTGCCACCCTTCTTCTCTTTGGGGGTCTCTTCTGACATTTAGAAATCCTCGTCGGCGCCAGGGGTCTTGCCCCCGAAATCTTCTTTCATAAATTCTAGTGTCTCAAAGGGGAACTGTATGCCACGCTTCATCTTGAGCGGCCACGGGCGCCTATCGCGCGCACCCCTGAAATGTCGCACGTCGTACACGTAATCGGTCCCACCCAACTGGTCCGGGGACAACGCCAACCCGAACTCCGGCCAACGTGACCATACGGCTGACCCGAAGGGACGCAGCTCTCGTGAGGTTTGCGACTGACCCAGCGGCGCGTGATGCTCGATCCACAGGGCGCATTCATAGACGTCGCGTATGTAGTCGAAAAACTTGGCAACCTCGACGGCTAACGCCTCACTCGTCAACGTCCCAGTATCGGCGTACGACTTGTACAGAGGACCTACGCACAGCAACTGCGGGCGCACCTGGTCGACTGTCTGCTCGAAAAGCGCACGCCCAACCGGGGACATGAGGTCCAAACCGGAGGGCTTCATCATCAAGTGCGAATCCGACTTGATTTCGGTTCCGTGTGGCGCACGATCGCGGGCGAACCTCAGGGCTTTCTTCATTATCCAACGCGACGTGCGTCGAATGATGCGTTCCGGGTTTTCCAGGTCGATTGTCAGGGTCCTTATGGGCTTCATCGGCTGGAACGTGAACGGATGCAGCCCCACCGACGACAGAATCGCCACCTGGCGCAGGAGCATCGTTTTGCCTACGCCCTCGGCTGCAACGACGATTACACGCTCCTGCTTTTCGATCAGGCCGGGAATCACCCAGTCGTACGTGTCGTCAACTGTTTCGTCGATGAACTGTTGCCATTCGACGAGGCGCCCCTGGTCTCCGAAGTCCATGACGCCGATTCCGTCGAGATGCGCACGGGCTCGCGATATCTTCTGCTCGAGTTTGATGTTGCGACCGAAAATCTCGGTGATTGTGGCGAGTATGTCTTCCTCTTCGGTGCTGTCGTCCTTGAGGTGCGCGATTTGTTCTGCTGTCGGCGTGAAGTCGAGTTCTATGAGTTCTTCCAGCGCGTGCCCGGAGTTGATGTGATCGGTCACGTCTTTTCCGTACGGGCTGATGTAGACGCGAACGTCTGCGCATCCGGCGGCTTGCAGTACGCGTTGCACGCTGACTGCGTGGGTCTTGCCGGCTTCGTCGTTGTCGGCGACGATCATGATTGCTGCCGCGTCAGCCAAGACGTCGGTGAACTGTTGTTCCCATGTTCCGGCTCCGCCTGCTGTCGTCGCCATGATGTTGAGTTGTTCGAGCGTGTCGGCGTCTTTCTCGCCTTCGACGAGCCACACGGGTTCGCCGTATTCGATCGCCTTGAGGATGATTGGCAGGTTGTATAGGACGCGCTGTTCTTTGGGGATGATGCTGTAGATGTATTTGCCCGGTTGGTTTGGGTCCGGCCGACGTTGCGAGAAGCCTTTGCTTCCGTCTTCGTATTTGTACCTGATTTTTTCGTACAGTGTTTGGAAGTCTTTGTCTGTGTACTGGTAGACCTTGTCGACTTTGCGTGCGCCCCTGTTGTCCGATTTTTTCACGGGTACGGTTTTGTCTTCGTACAGGTCTTCCATCTTCATGTTCATGTAGCCGACGATTTGTTCGACGCTGCACGGAGAGCCGTTGTGGCATTTGATTAGCACCTGGTCGTTTTTGCCGACGCCGACGGTGAGTGACGGGTTGTTGTCGTCGTTCCTGCACGGGCACTTCGCTGCCCATCCCATGCCGCTCCGCGTTACGCCATCCAGGCGATCCAGGAAGTCCTGGACGTGCTGCGGAACGAGTATGGGGCTCATTTATTTCCGCGTTGCTTCTCTACTGTTGCGCCGCGGCCGGCGCGTTTCAAGGATTGATTCCAGTTGATTTGCCATGTGTTCGCTTGTGCGGTCAGGGATTCGAAGGGTATTCGCTCGTTGATTCGTATTATTCGTCGTTGTCGTGGTGATAAACCAGCCCAGAACCCGAACTCCTCGTGTCGTATGGCATGCGCGTAGCAGTCTGTTTGGATCTTGCATGACTGGCATATGGCACGGGCGCGTGCGAGGTGCGCTTTGTCGTCCTCGAGCATTCGTGAAAGTGGGTAGAACCATTCGTTCGGCGTGTTGGCGCACGCTGCATTTTTTATGACGCTGTAAAACCGTTCACTGTGTTCGCTCACTGGCACCCCCGGTGTGTGGTTCTAAGAGGGTAGTCGCTTACGGCGACACAGTCAACGTCAAATCAGCGCGATTGCAACTTTCTGTCAATGTGTTGTATCAGCGACCACAAAAGCTCACGGGTGTACAGCATGATTCGGCCCTTGACCGGAAGACTCTTCTTGGCTACGGCGCGCGCGAACATCGCGGAGTGCATCACGCCGATGTGATGCATATCGTTACGAACGCGCTTCTCGAACCATGAGTTTCTAAAACGAAGCCACGCATCTGGCTCGTATATATCGTACCGGCGCAAAAGGATGTCGTCTATGGTTGCCCGGTCGGTGACGCATTCCAGCTGCCACTGCAGCTTGCGCTCGCACTGCGATACGACCTCGTTCAGCCCTTCTTCACCGGCCACATTGGCGTATTTGTCGAGTGCGGCGAAAAATTCGTGTCTCGCCCTCTTCAGTTTGTAGAGCTGCTCCCTGTTGCGACGCTCCGGCGCCAATTGATGCTGGGGTTCGTCTTCCTCTTCGTTCCAGTCGAACAGTTCGTCGTCTGATTCAAATTCGGAGTCTGCCATGCAACTACGATAGCACAGCTGCTTGGGCTACGAGTTTTTTCTGCGTGACGCCGGATGCTTCATCCATTGAGGCGATGGCGCGTTCGTCGGCGGATGTGCCACGGAAGTGATCCAAGTACTCGACGATTGCGTTGTAAAGCGACCAGCCGTTGTATCCGCACTTGCCGGCGTTGTTCGAGTTGTTGTAAATGCTTTTCACAAGCCCGATCGTTTCTTCTCTGTTCTTGCGCTGACGACCCGTCGTCGAAACGTCGGGGAAAACCTTGCGTAGTACCTGATCTACCTTGGGTGACCCTAGCGGGATTTTGACCAACAGCATCTTTTCGGCGAGAACCTGGAACTGCTTGCCCCATTCGACCGAGATTCGCAAAACCTCACGGGCGTCTTCGAGGGCGAAATCGACGTTGCGGGTGTGCCGGGCGGTAAATACCCGTTCGGCTTCCTTTATTCCCAGGGCGACGGTGTTGCGGCATACGGCGCGTACGTCTGTGTTGGCATACCGGATGGGCCAGACGCCGTCATGACCCGAGGATACGACGAGATAGCGGGCGATGCGGTCGTCGACACCCTTGGGGTCGATTACCAGGGCGCCAAGTTCGATGGTGGCGAAGAATCTCTTGCCGTTGCGCAACACGCCGACTGTGTCCATGACCGCTTCACCCATGGATGACCCGACTACGGCGAGGGCTCGCTCTAATACTTCCTTGTTTTGGCGCACCTCATATCTGGTACCGACGGTTGCTAGTGGGTCGAATGTTCCGTCAAGGTTCTGGCGTATGGTTGCCCTCGAATCCTGGATGATTACGGGTGAGCCATCGACGTTGCGGATGACATTACCTTCGTCATCTACGGCGGCGACACGGGTGAGTATGACGTCGAAGTCTGCTTTGGCGATCTCCAGCATCTTTTCGGCTGTCTGCAAGCCCTGAACGCTGGTTCCCAGCCGGTGCCAAGGGGCTATACCGGTGTCCACGTAAGCAAACCTGGCGGTTCCGTCTCGGTTGTATTCCAGTTCATGTCCCATGGACCAAGGATAACGCCGTTTTGGGCCCCAAAAAGCACCTCAAAAAATTTCTTGAATAAAGGTTGCTTTCTGCCCCACACCCCCCTTATAGTTCATGTACTGCCAATAACGGCATATCACTAACACGGAGGCACACCATGCCAAAGAAAACCAAAGTGACACCGAAAAAGGTGTCGATCCCCTCAGTGGGAGCAACGACAACGCAGAAAGCGAAGAGCGCTGTACCGACACCAGAGCTGCCACGCAAGATGCAAACAGCGACGAAGCACCTGATTGCGAAAGCAAAGCTGGATGGTTGCAAGACCGTCATCACGCCGGACATCGCAGCAGACCTGCTGACGCTCAACAACAACAACCGACGAGTCAAGCGAGAGCGTGTCATCATGTACGCAAGCGCGATGAAGCGTGGTCAGTGGGCCTACACGGGTGATGCCATCCGCGTCGGCACCGACGACCAAGACAACCTCGTGCTGCTCGATGGTCAGCACCGTCTGCTCGCCTGTGTGGAAGCTGGTGTGTCGTTCGATGCGATGCTCATCTCCGGTCTGCCCACATCCGTATTCACGGTCATCGACCGCGGAGTCGTGCGCTCCAACGGTGATGTCCTGAAAATCGCAGGCTTTGCCAACTCCACCTTCGTCGGCGCCATGGTGCGTCCGGTGATTGCGGTGGATGCCGGACTCAACCCGATGACCCACGGCTCGATGCAGTTGGTTACGGGTGACGACTTGGTGGCTTTCTGCACCGAGCACGGAGACATGGTCGAATGGGCGAAGAACCTCGGCACCAAAGCCAAGTACCACATCGGTTGTGTCAACTCGGCATGGGGTATCTTCTCCCTGTTGGCGGCGCAGTCACGCGGTCGTCGACTGATCGAGCAGTTCACCGACGAAACGTGCGCAGGAGTCGAGCTGAACGCCGGCGACCCGCGACTGGCGTTGCGTTCGTTCTTCATCAAGACCGGCACGACGGTGGGCCCAGCGGCGCCAAACTTCCGCGAAGCCGGCACCATCATGAACGCTTTCAACGCGTACATCGAAGGTCGCAAGATGAAGACCATCCGTCAGTGGGGTCTCAAGTCGGATGCCGAATTCCCGAAGGTGTCGATGGCGACGCCGTTCGACTGGAAGCACGGCACGCCGTCGGAGTCCGACGAAAACTGATTTTCGGTAACCAACACCGAAAGGCGTAGAACACACGCCGCCGCCGACAATTCATCACCCCTTCTGTCGACGGGTAGTTGTTCTGACCTGGGCACGTCATCAAACTGCCCATCTCAAACCACCAACCAGAAACGAGCACACACCCATGAAAACAATGTCAATCACCGCCAAGCAGGTCGCCAAGCGACTCAAGGCTCAACGCGAAACGCTCGGCGTCAGTCAAGGCGCTGTCGCTGATGCGGCCGGGATCGACCGCAAAACGGTCAACCGAATCGAAAACTGCCACTTTTCCCCATCGTTGGACACGTTCTTTCGGATTTGCATAGCACTCGACGTGGAGCCAGAGAAGGTAATCTCCGACTGAAATGTCGGACCGTGACCTAGAAGCCTGGGAACAAGAGTTTCAACCCGGCTACGACTTCGGGCTCGACCAAGCGATCATCCAAGACATCGGCGAGTTCGTGGTGCAGATGATTGGTGGCATGGACGTCTCCGAAACCAAGTCGATCGGTTCGTGGGCTTCGCAGATACAGAAATCCGGCGTACCCGACAGGTATATCCGTGATATCCACCATTGGTTCTTGGTCCACTCCGGCGTTATCATGGCCGACGAATTGGATGCAGACGACCGCAAGAGACTCGGCGTCTTGATTCAACGATGCACACAAATCGCGCAACGGCGCAAAGGAGGTCAACAGAAATGAAGTCTTTGTCGAAATTGTGGCGGGCGCTGGTAACCGTTTTTGTACCCCGTAACCAAGTCCAATACCGTCGCACGAAGGTGCCCACGGTCGATCGCGCACACTGGGGAGAGGGCTGATGCCACCACGTGATGCGGTGAATGACGAGCTGGTTAGGGTGCTGGGCATGTTGCCAACCGCCATTCTCGAAATGGCCAACGAAGCTTTGGATAGATACGTCGCATATGGGCGCTGGAACGCATATAACGCTGAGGATCTTGAACGAATTTCAAAGCTGACCGAAAAAGAAAAAGTCAATTACGACGGCCATATTCGGGTCATTTGGGATGGAGATGAACTGAGCGACGAAGAGATTGGTCTCGCCAAAAAATTCATGGACGCACTCATAGGCGCGATGGACGAAGCTGAGGCGCGTGAGGAGTCGCCAAAAATGATCGACGAGATAGAGGACTATCTCAAAGGTGAAGGCTGATGAAGTTGCTCCTGAGGTCGCGGCACTTCCAGCGGCTCGAATCCGAAGCCATGATTGACGCGCTCCTGAGCGGTGAGGTGGACCGCATACACATACCGACATGGGCTCCGTACGAGGCCAGGGAACTCATCGATTACATCCGGCGCACAGCTGCGCGCTCCCACATGTCGGTCAAGACACGACAAGACCAAGGCTGTCTCGTAGTGGAACTAAAGCACTGACCTACTCGAAATCGTCGCCGAGGAACTTCAAAAGGATGCCGAGGGCTACGCAGAAGACCGTGGCGATGCCAATGAACCAATACCATTCGGTGAAGTCGTAGACGTTGTGGTGGTCGGCAATCATCTGATTTCTGCAATCATACCCAGGTCGGAATTGATGAGCGCGTTCTTGGCTTCCTGACCCCATGCCATCAGCATGCTGTCGGCTCCGGCGCTGCTAGCCGGCTTCATCGTGCCACCGTGAATGAACCTGACGCGCGACCTGATGAAGCAGATTGCGCTGGTCGATCCGGCCGTCGCCTGGAACCACTTGGTGCCGGTTCTGGCAAACACGAGCGATATCGCGTTGCCGTGTTCTTTGCATTTCTGCATCCACATGCCCGTCTCTCGGCCATACGGTGGATTACAGAACACGAGTCCGAACCACGGTTCAGTCAAGCCGTTTTGCGGCAGGACGTAGGCGTGTCTGGTGGGGACGAAGCATTTGTCCATCCCCGGTGAGCAAGGGTCAAGATCGAATACGACACCGAGTTTCTCGAAAATTTCTGGTGGTGTGTACCAATCGTAGTTTTGGCTAGCTGAAGGCTCGTGTGTGAATCCGGGTATCGCGATGCGGTTCTGGTTGTTCACGGATTGTTGTCTGTCAACCCTTTGAGAAGGTTCTGGCTATTTTGTTTCCGCTTAGCGTCTATTTCAGCCTGTCTCTGCTCTCTGCGTTCGCGTTCTTCATCTTCTCTGTCCCACCATTCAAGCAAGGTTTCTTTTTTGTTGTGTCGCGAGGAGTATTGCATAAGGTCCATTAGTGACATGGAGTGGAACAGACACATCGAATGTTCCCGATCGAAACCACGGGTTGAAATGAATGCAAGAGTTTCCGCTTCCTTGCCGTTGTAGGCCTCGATGATGTAGACGCCCTGTTTGAGTCGCACAGGTGTGCTGTCACCAGATGGTCGCCCCCACGAACTACGGTTTTTGTATTGAACAGCATCGAAGAATTCAGACGGTAGCTGTTCCCCGACTTCAACTTTCAGGTTGCTGATTTTTTTCTTCTTGGCCATTAGATCACTCCTTGTTCTCTGTCGTTCACAGATTGTTCCCGATCACGGCCGGTGATGCGAGAAGCACGACTATTGCTGCGCCGACCGCGACGGCCACGATGACTGTCTTGAGGAAAATTCTCATATACGGATCTTATCGCCGACCCTGGTTCGGTATTCGTCCCAGTCATCGGTGAGCCGGTACTTCGCGTCGATTACACCGGGTGGGTCCACGCGCCTGTATAACTCGGTGCCCATGCTCAGAACCAACCATTCGGGTGTCGGGTAGACGAAACCCATGGAGCGACCGTCATACTCGCCGCCGATGAAGGTGACCGTCGCGTGCTTGGTCTCGGATTTTTTGGCGCTTGACTTCTTAGCCACGGTGGCGGTCATACCCACCGAGACTATCGGGCTTCTCGCGACGGGTAAAAGCCGTCTCCATGGCGGCGAGTTTCTTGACGACCTGATTGAGCTGGTGTTCGCTGTGGCCGTACATTGTGCGCAACCGGCGCATCTCGGCGTCGGACTCCTTGAACTTCGACATGATTCTGATGGCGGCTACGTGCACCGTGCCAGCAACGATGAGCGTCACGAACGCGTTGATTGCGGCGATTCCAACTATCTCCATGGTGGTCATTTGATTGGGCACGCTCCGGTCGAGCACTCGTCGAGTGGGATATCGCCACCGAATGATGATTGCCGTAGCGGAACAGAGAAATCGACTTTGCTGAGCAGCTTTTCGTACATCTCGCTCGTAATCTCCTCGTACGGCGGCAACGGGAAATTGTGGTCGCTGTGGAGCAGGAAGGAAACGGATTTGACCGAGTTGTCGTAATTGGCCGCCAGCCATTCCTTGATCGTTGGCAGCTCATCTTTGCGGTAGTACACGGTGACGGACACTGCGTTATCAGCCCATTCGGTCTGCATTTTCTTTACCCATTCGAGCTGTTCGATTGCGGTCATGTTCGCCGCGAGAACCGCACCGTCTGGCGATTTACACGGGAACTCGACAACCGCACGGGTGTGATCTTCCCGGCCGTCGATGCCGATATCCCAGACAACTTTGTATCCACGCTTGCGGAGTGCGTCAAGTAGCGGGTCGGCGGACCCGAAACGCACCCGGCGAATGTAATGCTGCGCGAATGCCGGATGGATACCCGGGGTCACACCGGGGAGCAAAGACAGGGTTCCGGATGGTTGCACCGTGGTCAGGCGTACGGATATGGGTAGACCGTTGTCCTTCGAGTACTTCTTGTCGAACGCACGGAGATGCTCGTACACCTTTGACAGCCACGATATTTTGTCTTCATTGACCTGCAGGATGCCGGTGACGCTCTGGCCGATGCGGGTGTTCTTTCGGACTATGTCGGTTGTTTTGTCGTACGGGTAGCTCATCTGGGTGATTTTCTTTTGGACCTTGTACAGCAGCTCGGATATCTCTTTGAACTGCTCGAGTGATTCGACGTTCGGCAGGAAGATCGTGGCGAGATTGCATGATTCGCCGTCGGCTAAACCGATTTCGGCGCACGGGTTGAATCCCTCAATCGTTGGATCTGCCATCTTCTCGCCCAGGCGCCCGTGCGTGCGCGCGAGCTTGCGGTTCACGAGACCGTACGGTTCACCGGAACCGTCGTAGCCCTTCCAGAGTTCGGTCATGATTTCGTCGTAGGAGTCGGCGTAAATCGAGTTGTTGCTGTTGGCGCGCCATGCTGGGACCGCTCCGGTGGACCAGTTCTTTGCCCTGAGGAACAGCACGTCGTCTGGGTCGCCGATTGCGATTTGCGCTGAACGGCGTGACGAACCGGAGACGACGATGCGGCCGATTATGTTGCAAATGTCGAGCACGTCGACGGAGCGCAGCTTTTTGCCTTCGCGCGCCTGCATCACTTTGCAGATGTCGTCGATGCCGTCGATGAGGGCTCCAGGGCCGGACGCTGTACCGCCGAATGTTTTGAGTGCGGCACCGTATTCGCGGACGAGGAGCGTTGAGTACGTGAACGAGTTGCCGGTGTCGAAGAATGATTTGAGAACCGCGTGAAGTAGTCGCTTCCATCCCTGTCGGCTGTCGGGAACGATGATGTCGGCGTCGTTGGTTCGCTCATGGGTGATGGTGACGCCGGATTTGATTTTGGGGAGTTCGTGGATCTTGGAGCGCTCTACGGAAAATCCGACTCCGCCACCGAGCATCAGGTAATCGAATATGAGTTCGAAGTCTTTTATCTTCTCGATGTTGGTGAAATAGCAGTTGTTCATCGATGCGGCGTTGAATTTCTTTACGAGCGGTGTGCCTAACTGCCAGAGTGCGCGACCGGAAACGGTGCAGCGGAGGTTGAACATGTGGTCGAAAAGCTGTTGTGCTTCTTTCTCGGTGAGCTCAACCCCGATTTCGACTGCGCCCTCGATGACGCGACGGATGGTGTCGACCCAACCTTCCTGGCCGGTGTCGGTCTTGCGACTGTACGTGCGTAGGTAAACGACTTCGCCAAGTCCGCCGAATCCCCATGGGGCTTGCTTGGTTGCGTAGGTCTGAAGGAAGGCTTCGCTCAGTGTCGTCATAAAACGTCCTCTTGTTGAAGAATGAAGAGTACATTCTAAAAGACAGAAACCACCCCGTCCTGTCAATTATTTTTCAAGATACCCAATTCTCTGGCGCGCTCGACGGTGACGTACGAACCTTTTCTGTGGATAAGCACGCGCTTGGTCGTAAACGGCGTGATCTGGTGAGTTTCGTAAACATCTTCCTCGACAAGAATCACTTTGTCGTACTTCAACGTCTCGTTCTGCAAGTCTTCACCGAGAATGTGATCGGGTTTCAGGGATTTGTCGTCTGTGCAATCGCCGGTCGGGTGGCCACAGACTGGGCACGGTGTTCTTTCCGCTCTCAGTATGTCAAACTCTCCGAAGAGTTTATTTTTGTTGTGAAACGGATGGTCTGTTTGATACCACATTGATACCACATGTCAACTTTCTTCCGGATCCTTCAGCGACACCGAATCGAAACGTTCGTCATCTTCAATTATATGCAATCCGTCATTGCGGTCGATGAAATACCAGTCGAGTGTCGTCAACTGCATGTCCTCGACCACGGAAAGTAGTGCGTCGTCGATATTTATCATCGAAAGGAAGAATATGTCGACGTCTACCCGGCTACCGGTGGCGCCCCTGACGGTGCGCACGGAGGCATAGGCGTTGGCGGCCGACATCGTCCCAACCAGCCCCTCGAAGCCATCCAGGCTGATTTTGCGCGCCGTTGCACGCGGTGAGATGAAGCCGAAGGTTTGCGACAGGTCCACCATCCATTTGCGGAGTTGGCGCTTGGACTCGATGAATTTTTTTGTGTCACCGGTGATCATCAGATGGCCGGTGTAGGGGGGCAGTGTCGCAAGTTCTGTTTTTTTACCGAAAATTTTCAGGTAATACTTCGAGCTCACTCTTTTACCCCTTTGACCACGATGGACTTACAACGCGGACAGGTTACCTGCGAATCGTAACGATGTGTGTAGTAGGTGCCGTCATAGAGACCGCATGCAGTCATGAAATAGTTTGCACCCGAAACGCCTACCGATTTATGAATGATGGGTTCGTCTACGGTGAGGTTTTCTTCTTTGGACATCTGGATGCATCCCAAGTACACGGGTCCCATGGGTCCCAGCCGGCTAGGTCGTAAAGTATTTTAGCCGCTTTGAGGTTTGTGAGCGGGTCGAGCAACGGTTCTTGTTCACAAATTTGCATTTGACGGCAAATGGCCGCCCATCGGTTTCGTTTCGTGTTGTAGTTGACGCCGTTGATTTGCATGAGACCGGTATCCGATCGGTGGTTCCACTCGGAGACGCCCGTGATGATGCAGTTCTTGTCGACCTTGTCGCCGCCTCGACGGTTCGGGCAACCGCCGGATTCTCTCAGGATTATCTGCCCGAGCTTCTCCCACGTCTCCGGTGACCAGCCAGCGCTAGCGGCGAGCTTCGGTAGCCAGGAAATGTCGCCGTGGGTAAAGGTAATCCCGTAATGGACGATTCCTTCGGGTTTGACCTTTTTGGGGTGTTCAACGGTTTCTTTTAGGTAGACGATCGACTGGACCGATACCGGCTTAGCTACGGTTGTAGCTGTGGGCGTACTCTCCATCGTCGTGTTGGGTACGAACATCCCCCCAACAACCACGGTCACTGAGGCGAACCAACCGCCCAAGTACCGGGCAACGGCGATCAACGTACGCCATCCCGCGTCGGCCGATAGGAAAACCAACTGGCATCGCAGCCTCGTTGGGATAAACAATTACCAATCTCTAAGAGCTTCACGATTCCTCCTGGATGGGTTCTGGTGTTAGGGAACTTAGGCGGGCACCGTATTCAGGAGTGGAGCCCTATTCGATTACTAGACAAGTCTACCAGGTTTGGGACTGATATTACAAATAAGCTACAACCCTTATGGATATTGGGTTTTAGCCGCGGTACGCCCTCACTGGAGCCGCTTCACCGCAGGCAGAAACCTATTTCAGAATGGCTCTTCTTCGGATTCCTGCACATCGTCGCGGGAAACCAATGGCTTGCGACCGGCGCCGGCGGCGACAGGAACACGCGCCGTAGATGCTCGTGAGGACGCTCCAGACGCGCTACGAGCGCTCTGGGAGCGTGATTGGCCCTGCTGCTGCCCCTCGGGCTTCTCCTCGCGCTTGCGACGCTCGTAGGACTCGACCCCGGAAATGGCAAGGGCAATCTCGTCGGCGATGATGAGAATCTTGGACCGCTTGGTGCCATCGTTTTTGTCTTCCCAGGTCTGCTGTTCGAGACGGCCGGTGACGGACACGCGGGAACCCTTGACGAGCGCACGGGCGGCATCTTCGGCGAGGAACTTCCACGCGTTGATGTCGACGTAACTGGTCTGCTCCTTGGTTTCTCCGTTGTTGTCTTTCCAGTATCGGTTCACTGCGACAGTGAAACTGACCTTGACGGACCCCGAATCGAAGTACTTGATTTCGGGATCTGCAACGAGATTCCCGACAATGGTGGATTGGTTTGTGAACATGGCTTGCTCTTTCTTGAATTGATGTGACCCGTTGACGGTTGTCAACGATTGATGCCACACTAGCACCTGCGGGGGGTGCCGTCAAGCGGCTACAGTCGGGGTATGGCACCTCCTGACCCGGCTGAAGCAAGGCTGAAAATTCTCTCGGCTTTGAAGGAAGAATTCATGGACATCCTCGATGAGGGGTCGACGGACGCCCAACAGCTGGCTCAGTGGGACAACGAAATGTACGCCTTCGCGGCCGACATCATGGATGCCTTTGGATTTGAAGTTATTGCTGTCCGAGCGGACGACGAATTCGATGTTCGTCTTCGGATACCAAAGTACGTCGATTCTCCCGAAGGATCCGCTGCATAGTTTCCAGGTCGAGCCATATCGTGGCTCCGCCGACGGTGAATACCTCCCCTTCATCGACATAGTTGATTGCGACCATGTCGTTGGGGATTTTGAATATGGCGGCAAGCTCGGCGACCATTCGTGCCGCACTTGTCTCGATGCTGACAATCTCGGTGCCGAGCGCATCGATGTCGTCCGGCAGGACTGCGGTTGTTTTGGCCGGTGCAAGCTCACCCAGCTCCTCCTTTGCCCGAATGGAGATGGCACACAGCGTGCACGCAATATATTTTGCTGCCGCTTTTCGTTTGCGACGCTCAATGTGACCGCACGAAAGTTTGTGGTGGTACTCGACCGCACCATACGAACCGACTCGCACAACATCGAGAACTTCCCGCTGGGGTGCCGACTTGAGATTGACGTCAGGCATCCGGACCGAGCCCCTTCATCAACAGTTCGAGAATCAGTTGCGCCTGGGTGAAATCTTCGGTCTCTTCCAGCGCACCCTCGGTTGCGTTATCGACGACCTTGCGCTTGGACTGGATCAAACCGTTGATGCGTTCATCGACGGTGTCCTCGGCTATCAGGTACGTGACGAGCACGGAACCTTTCTGGCCGATGCGGTGACATCGCGAGTAAAGCTGATCTACGTCGGCCGGCGTCCACGGTAACTCAACGAACAAAACATCCTGTGCGGCGGTGAGCGTGTGGCCGGTTTTGGCGGCTTGGATCGAAAGGATAATCGCCGGGGCTTCAATGACGCCCTTGGTCATGAACATCTTCTTCGCCTCCTCGACCTCCTCGACCTTCATGCCGCCCTGGATTTTCAGTCCTCCGTGGTTTGCCGCAAGCGCATCAACGATGTCTCTGTGGTGGGCGGCTACGACAACCTTGTTTCCTGCTTCGGTCTGTGCGGCGATGAGTTCGCCTGCGATTTCCAATTTTGCTTTTGCGACCAGACGGCGCAGTACGGCGAGTTTGGACAGGTGAATGCTGGACGATGCTTTTATTTTTGCTCTGACGGCCGCACTGCGTGGATCTTTACCGATTTCTTTTGCGATGGCGATCGCCTGCTGAACCATGTACTCGACGAATTCGCTTTCGGCTTTCCGGTACTCCTTCATCGTTTTTTCGTCCAACCGGACCGGAATCGTCGAATGGCGCACGGGTGGCAGTTCCAACAAGACTTGGTCTTTTGTTCGACGGATGTAGCACGACGACCTCAGGATTTCGTTGAGTTCATCAAGATGCGAGTGACCAGTCAGCACCCATTGTCCCCATCGGTCTTTGTAGGCGGCGCAGTAGCGACGGTAGAACCCGAATAGGCCGCCGAAGAAAGAAAGTTTCCCGAGGATGTCAAGCTGGGACGCGTATTCGGCTGGGCGGTTTGTGATTGGAGTCCCGGTCAGGCAAAGCACCAGACCGTTGGAAGGACAAGAACGCGCCATTTTGACGGCGGCTTTGGTGCGCTTTGCCGTTGGTGTTTTGGCGTAGTGGGACTCGTCGAACACGTACGAAGGGTGCTTGAGAAGTTGGCTGACCCATGTGGTTATGTTGCTGTACCCGATGATGAGAACGTCGTATTCCTCGTCGGGAAAGTCCGACCGATTGGTCACGGTGACGATTTTTCGTTGCGGTAACCATTTGGCGAATTCCGATTTCCAGTTGAGCACCAAGTTCGGTGGGCAAACGATTACTGCTGGGTAACTGTTGGGTATGTATTCGAGCGTCGCAATCGCCTGAATTGTTTTTCCGAGGCCCATCTCGTCGGCAATAAAAGTTCGTCGGTGGGCGGCAGCGTATTCGACCCCTGCCTCTTGATACGCCAATAAAGTTCCCTGCAACGTGGTGATGTTGAGATTGGCGGTCGCTTTGGTGGAACGGGACATTTCGATTGCGGTGGACATCTCGGTTTCGATGTTTTCGGCGAGGTCGCTGATGTCTGTCGGTATTTCTGCGCCGAATGTTTGAGCCCAGTTGATGACATCTCTGGCGGCGGACACGGGTGCACGCCAAGCGACACGGGTTGCGTCGAAAGTTATTCCTGGGATCTGCTTAACGGAATGAACTTTGACCCTGTCATACGGGACTTCCAAGTAGAGGTAGTCGCCTTCACGGGTAATTGTTTGCCGTCGGGCCTTCGTCTTCGGCTTGTCGAATCTGAGTACGTCGTTGTCTACGAAGAATCCGTGCTCTTCCGCAAAACAACGCGTTTCCTCGATTGATGCGAGGGGAACTCTCCATACTTTGCTGACTTTGTCCCATTTTGAGCCATGTATCTTTTTGATTTGTTCGACCTGCTGTCGGTTGAACGGGAAGTCAAGCACCAGATGGTCGCCCCCAATGAACAGGTAGCCCTTTTCTTTAGTTGGCATCGGCCGTGAAGTGGTTGCGCCAAGTTGATGGCGAGTGGTTTTCCTCGATGTCTCGCTTCATAGCCCCGTCTTCGTACAGGCGAATGATGTGCATACAGGGGTCTGAGCCGCCCTCGAACTCGGAGTCCTCAGCAGAAGATGTGGGCAAACCGTCGTGTGTGTAGCAGACGGGTGGTCCGCACCAGCCATTTTTGATGCCGACGGCAATCCATTCGTCGAAATCGTTGAGCGGGGTCGCTTTTTTGTTGATCCGGGCCATGGTCTTCTTCAGGATACCGCCTTTGAACCCTTTAGCCCCGGCGGCTCAAAACCCTGATCGCTCCGGGATCGGCCGAAGAAAATAAAAGACGACGGTGGTGGATGACGGCATGCGGTTGGGGTCAAAAATGATGCTTGACTTTTTCGGCGGGATTGGGTACTGTGAATGGTAGCGGAGTATCTATCAAGGAGGTATTGGTATGCGTAGGGTAAAAGTGGTAAACCCAGAACGATGGGAATCGGTGAAGTTTTGCGTGTTTTGGCTGAACTTGATTGGCGCGATTGCTTGCTTCGGCGGTTTGGAATGGGAGCCCGAGATGGGTAGCCCGTTCGTGCCGTATCCCGAGATGGGCGTCTTTTTCTTGATTTCCGCTGGTTTTGTTGCTTGGCGAATCGGGTCGACGCTACGCCGTTGAAATTTTCATTATCGCCTGTACACTGTCGCATATGACATACACGCACCACGAAATAGAAACGCTGTCGCGAGATATCGAATCGCGCTACATGCTCGATGGCGAGCGGACTGCCGTTGAGGCGGTTGCGCTCGTCGTGCGAGATTTGTACCCC